AATGCCCAATGGTCGGAAAAGACGAATGTGATTATGGTGATCAATGTCAAAACCCTGATTGTAGTCATAATTTTGAGTGTTTCGTGCCAGAGGAAGGGCTTGGTGAAAAATCAATGCATGTGATAAAACAATCTGGTAGTAATAATTCAATAAATCCAGAAATATCTCGATATATGTTACCAAATGGAATGTGTATGGAAATGGATTGTTATCCAAATTGCGAATTCCCTCCTTGTTAATCTTATAAATAATAAATACAAAGGAAAGTAAATGAGTACAAATCATAGAACCAGAATTAAAAGTGTTGCCGATTATGCAAAAAATCTCACTGACATCGGTGCGTGTTGTTATCCCCATGCAGATGCACCAGAGGAAGAATATTATAATACATGCTTAGAGAAGGGTGGACATTGGCAACCATTTGACAATAATGTGACAGAAATTACATGTCCCGATTTAGGGGCAACTGGTTGTTGTTGTTCTTGTAGTTATGTCGATGATTTTAACGGATCAACTGGATTATTTAATGCTTATGCTCCTGGAATTGGTATATGTAGCAATATAGATGACGGACAATATAATTATCCTTGTTATCAGGGTGGGTTAAAGAATAATGTTTCATTTTGTGAATGTAATGCAAAAGGTGGTGTATGGGCTCAAGGTGTTGATTGTGATGTATATACCGAAACGGATGGAACAAATCCAGAATATGTTATAATTGGGGCACATTCACTTTGTACTAAAGGTGGAAATATAGACGATGTAAGATGGCCTGGTGCTTGTTGTACTGGAATAACTTGCTCTAATGCATGCTCAACAAAAGAATGTATGGAAGCATCTGAAGATTTAGGTGTGTTTTCTGATATAACATTTTTATTGAATAATTATTGTTCTGAACCAGATGGTACAGCATATCCGGGACACGGAGAAGATGTTATAATTGATTGTGATAGTATTGTTAATTCGGGTTTTGTGGGTGATAATAGAAACTTTGAAAAGGATAACAGAACAGGTATATGGACAACTAAAACAAATTTTAATGACATTTTAAATTCAGATCATAGTAAAGGAAGTCAAAGTAAGGTTTACTCTAGTTGTGTGTACATATCAAAAGGTACATCGGGATATGAAATGAAATGTTCTGCTGAAAGCAAATCATCATGTAAAGATTTGGATGGTATGTGGGGAGGATTTGATAAGGGGAATCATTCACTACAATGTGAAGACAACACAATAGAAGATATCAAAGATTATGTTACAAATAAGAAGAAAATATCACAAAGTGTAGTAAACACATGGAATGTTGGTGATAGAGTTCTTAATGTTGGTAGATTTGTAGGAGAATTTTATTCTAAAGATGATACCAGAGGAATAGGATCGGAATGTTTTGGAAATGAAAAAACTGGTGAATCTTATAATTATTATTCAGAAGGTGATAATAATACAATCAGTGCTGGGAAATCATTTGCTATAATAATTGCGGATTCAGATTATAATCATAAATATACAAGTTCCGAAGGTTGGGAATGGGATAAAAATACGGCAATCAATAATGTTCAAAAAAGTTCTACATGGGATTTTGTTCATAATAATTCATATAATAATCATTTATCACTTATGAAAAATATTAATAGATTATATGCCAATCCTTGGATAACATGGAGTTTACCAACCAAAGATCAACTTGCCTTTATTGTTCTACAATTAAATTCTTTAGATTTTATTTCCAACACAACTATAGAAAATAAAGCACCAAATATTCCTTATGTTCCTATGGTTTCTTCAGAATCTGTATTTTATTGGAGTTCTACATTTTTAACAAATATTAATTATGCTAATAAAACACAATTATCATATTGCCAGTCTATTGGTGATAATTCTTTAGTTGTTTTATCTCCGATAAATAAAAAGCACAAAGTAAGATTAATAACTGCAATAGAAATTGTATAAAACTCTTGACTTTATAGTAGATGATATTATAATAATAATGAATATTTAATATGGAGATTATGAATGACAGATGAACAAAAACCCCAATTTCGTAAAGTGGCAGCTGACCCCAATCAAAGAGGTCTTAAAAAGAAATTAAGCATGGTGCAAAGTTTTGCAGTTGCTTTAGCATCCAGGGGAATAAACAATAATAAAATCAACACACCAATCAAACAACTTAGAGTTTTAAGTTGTTTCGGTAATGAAGCACAAGGTGGAATTTTACCACCATGCGAACATTTATTGGAAAGTGAAACTGGTGAAGGTATGCATTATTGTGGTGCGTGTGGGTGTGGTGACAAAAAAATGACTTGGTTGACACAACATGCAGATGAATATAGTAAACTTGATTATCCAAAAGTTGCTTGTACACTTCAAATGCCAGGATTTACTAACTATGTTGTTTCTACACCAGATGAAGCAGAAGAACCCGTTACTCGTAAATATTATATTGAAAATCTCGACTATAAAGAAGTACAAAAGACTCCTGTGACTATTGGAATGCAGCCTATTCCAGAAGAAAAATCAGAAGAACCGCCAAAATCTGAATAAAATATAATCCATCCATACGGCTCCTGATGCTTTTTTATACATATAGTATATCTTTTATAAGCATCAGGAGTTTTTTTAATGACAAATATTAGTTCAAGAGATGAGTTAATTGATTATTCTCTCCGAAAATTGGGTGAACCAGTCATCGAAATCAATGTAGACAGACAACAATGTTCGGAAAGAATTGACGAAGCATTGGAGTTGTTTGCCGAAAGGCACTTTGACGGGTCTGAGAAAGTTTACTTTCTTCATGAACTTACCCAAGAGGACAAGGATAGGAAATATATTCAAACAGATACACTTCCACCCGTAAATGGTGCGACAGGAGATGGACCAAGAGGTTCAGATATCCTAAGTGTTGTTCGTATATTCCAATTTGGAACATTCGCAAACATTAATATGTTTGATGTCAGATATCAAATGGCATTGCATGACTATTTTGGTATTAATCGTGGATTAGGTTCAAATAGTTCTATGGGTCTTTCGAGATTTGATTCGACAAAACGACACATTAATATGATTGAAGATTTTTTTCAACCAGAAAAGATGATTAGATTTAATAAAGTAACAGATAGACTTCACATCGATTCAAGTACAGAAGATTTGGTTGTTGGAGATTATATTGCCATCGAAGCATTTGTTGCGATTCCATATGGAACATTTGCAGAAGTGTTTAATAATATTTGGATAAAGAAATATGCAACCGCATTAATCAAGAAACAATGGGGTTCTAATATGTCAAAGTTTGATGGTATTCAACTCCCAGGTGGTGTGTCTATGCGTGGAGAAGCAATATCGACAGAAGCTGATACAGAAATTCAAAAACTTGAAGAACAATTACAAACTGAATATGAACTTCCAATCAATTTTGAAGTAGGATAAACTAATGGCTCGAAATCCATATTTCAAAGAATATTCTGGTGAACAGAACATACTCGAAGACCTTACTATTGAAACGATAAAAACAATGGGAAAGGATATGGTTTATATTCCACGAACACTTGTGAATGTGGATGATTTGTTTGGTGAGGATGTCATTTCTAAATTTGATGACGGTTATCAGTTAGAAATGTATATTCAATCGGTTGATGGGTTTGAGGGTGAAGGTGATATTCTTTCAAAGTTTGGATTGGAAATTAAAGACAGAGTGGAACTTGTTGTTGCAAGGAAACGATTTGAACAAAATGTAGGGGATTATGAAAGCATCACCAGACCAAGAGAAGGTGATTTAATTTTCTTTCCGTTGAGTAAAACTTTATTTGAAATTAACTTTGTTGAACACGAAAACCCATTCTATCAGTTGGGTAAACTTTACACATATAAACTTTCTTGCGAAGTATTCACATACAGCCAAGAAGAAATCGATACAGGTTATACCGACATCGATACAATAGAAGAAGAACGAAAGAAATTTGCAGTTGAGTTTGAACTTGGAACGAGAATCAGTGATGATACTTATCTCAACTTTTTTGAAGGTGAAACTGTATTCCAAGTTCTTGGTTCAACAGGTGCAGATCTTGCAGATGCAACTGCGACCGCAGTTGTTACTAAATGGGATGATGATATAACAACACTAACATTAACAAATATTGTTGATACAATTTCAACTGCGGAAGGCGAAACCGTCAAAGGTGCAGTATCTAATACAGAATATGAAATAAAAGGTAGAGCAACGACTACTATCATCATTCCAAATGAACCAGAGGATAACGAACCGATGGGTGATAATGAAGAGATTGAATTTAACAGAGATGTAGATGATATTTTTGACTTTACAGAAACGGATCCTTTTAGTGAGGGCAATTATTGATGTTCACACAATTCTATAACGAATCTATAAGAAAACTAATCATTGGATTTGGTTCTCTATTCAATGACATCAATGTCGAAAGAAGAAATACAGATGGGACATTAAAGGAAACTATTCGTGTGCCACTTTCATATGGTCCAAAAGAGAAATTTCTAAGAAGGATTCAAGAAAGCAGTAGTATTTCGACAAACCCCAAAGTACAGATATCACTACCCAGAATTGGTTTTGATATTACAAGTATTCAATATGACCCTGCAAGGAAAACAAACAAACTTCGTAAAACAAAAACAGTTTCAGAAGATGGTCTATCCCAATCTTACAATTATGCAGAAGTTCCATATAACATTTCACTGGGACTTTATGCATTTTCAAGAAACCAGAATGACAATCTACAAATCATTGAACAGATTCTGCCATATTTTACACCAGAATTTAATGTAACGATGAAAGTAAATACTATTAATGACAAAGTAGATGTTCCTATTGTTCTAAATGGTGTAAACACAGTAGAAGAATATGAAGGTGCATTTGATACTAGACGAAATATTACATCAACATTAGAATTTACTGCAAAAACATATATTTACGGACCAGTAAAATCTAGTAAGATAATTTTACAATCAGAGATAGATATATTTGGGTCAGAAGAAAAATGGGATTATCCTGTAGGGTCTGACGACCACGATTTAAGAATAGGTATTACGGGTGGATTCAGTGGTGGATACACAAGTGGTAACCAAATTTATGGTGATTATTATTATGAATGAAAAGAAGTCAGTTGACGAGAAACTATCAGAAGCATTAAATACAGAATTTAAACCAAAAGAAGAACCTAAAGAACTCATACCCAAACCAGTACGAGAGATTGAGGTTGATGCGGTTGAC